GTGAGAGATGATGCTGCGTTAGCTACTCCGTCTACCCCTGTTGCGTCTTTAGCGGCTGTGATGTTTGTAGATACCCAGTTAGCCTGTGTAGCATCCCTGCACCATAGAATACGGTTAGTACGAGCTTCTTCGATTAGTAAGCCGTTAGATGTGGGGTTGGCGGCTAGGGGGGTGGTAATAGGGATAGAAAGAGAGGTTGATTTATAATCTGTTGCAGACAAACTATTTTCTAGCTGCGACCCCCCATAAATAAACACCGTCAACTCCATTGCCTGTAAAACTTGCTCTGTTCAAATAAATGCGACATTCAGACAATCCAGATATGTTTATGCCTGTTACAGAACATCTATACCAACCGCCACCAATATCTGTAATTGTTGCAGAACCTGCTGGATTTGCACTGATTACTCCAGTTGATAAATTAAATGTTGCATCTGCTTTACTTCCGCTGGAAACAAGCTCTAAAGCTGCGCTTGTAATTTCTGCGGCTTGCATATATACAGAAAATGTATATGTATTTGAACTTGCGGGAATCCAAGAAATAAAATTATTTGTGTTAAACGCACCGGATAAATAATGAAATGCTGTAGATGCTGATGCAATTAACTTGTCAGCTTCATTTTTTCCTAACGGGTCTGTTACAGATAATGTATTTGCTGAAACACTTGTTGCAGCAACTCCCCACTGAGCAGTCAAATTAAAATCTTGACTGTAAAGAATAAGATTAACGGGATTTATTCTTGCCGTACTCGCCCAATCAAATCTAGGCTGCCCGATGTTAGTGGGGAAGTATTCCGTTGCTGAAGAGCCGAGTTCTAGTTGTGCGCCCCAGATATAAAAGTAATTATTTACATTTCCTAAATATCCGGCCAATCTTGTTGCAGACGGATTGTTGTTGCAAAAGCCTATTAAAATTGGGTTTGCACTTCCACTTGATGTTGTGGTAGCTGTTAATGATAATCTATACCATCCATTGCCAACATCACTTATTGATGCTGAGGCATCTGTATCTACAAATTCAACAACACCAGTGGATAAATTGAAATTTGCGTATGCGTTATTACCAAACCTAGCGGCAGCCATAGCCATCTGAACAATGTTTACAGTTCCAGCTCTGGCATAAACAGATTTTGTGTACGTTGTTGCATTAAGAAAAGTAAAAGAAAAAGATAAATTATGTTGAGAGATACTTGTTCCTGCAAGTTCTTGAAAATACTCTGCCGTATTTGTTTGATTGGGCGCAACCTCAACATTTGCAGTAATGGTTGCAAAGGTTTTAACCCAAGCCGCATTATCAAAATCCTGCGGGAACGTCAGCAAGTTTAACCCCAACGCACCTTGATTCGCATGAGAGCTTAACGTGCCATCAGGCTTAACGTAGTTACCATTACTCGCCCTAGTGAACGTCACCGCATCCATTGACCGACCTTGCCCTAGCCCACGAACAAAGCCTCTGTCGTTAGCGAAGTCTAAATCAAGTGTTGCGCCTTGTGCTGGGAAAGTATCAGTCCATGCAGCGTTGATGAGCTTCTTGCTTAGATTTGGCCCACGAGTTAAACCTGCCTGTGTTTTAGCATCGGAGTTGGCTCTTACACCTTCACCGAGTTTAGCTAGTCCACCAGAGCCAGTCCGTTGAGCGTCAAGCATTGATGCCAATTAGTAGTCCTCAGCCATACACACAAATGTAATCTCTTTTGCTGCTGTTACGGTGGCTTGTGAATTTACCTTGAGAATGTAGCCAGCAGGTAAGAGTAGCACTCGCTTACCATTCGCATCATAAGGTAAGGAAGGCATTAACGTTCCACCAAGTAAATCAATAGTAGCAGCAGTGCCGTTATCGCCTGAACGTAATGGGATGTTTACTGCGCCAATCATAAAATCAGTAGAGCCGTCATTAACCCATAGCTGAACTACTCTTGCGGCGGTGTCAGTAGATTGCACGTTAATTGCTTTGACAATCGCATCGTTAGAACCTGCGGTGAATAACGTCTTAAGCTCAGTAGTATCTGCGGGTAATATCTTAACGCCAGATAGCTTAGAGGTTTGTGTAAAATTAAGGTCTTGTGATTTAGGCATTTTATAGTCCCATTAGAAGTATTTTAGCAACATTATTGCTGGTAACGTCAGCCGCAATAGTAGCAGTCGATACGCCGTTGATTGTGCCGCCTGTGATAGTTACGTTGTCTGCATCTTGCTCTGCCATTGTGCCGAGGCCAGTTAAGTCGTGGTCATCGTTCCAATCGGAAGGGAGAACTATATCAGCAAGCGTAGTGCCTGGCGCAAAGTTGCCAGCCGTAATCTGTGCATCTAGGTCAGCTTGAGTCCAATCAATGACACCATTGGTCTTTAGGTGCTTAACTATGATAGCCATTAAACGACCCCTTGAACCTTACCAGACTGATCTCTAACCACTTGCTTAGGACGGTTGATAGTCTCAATCACTTGACGCTGATTCTCAGACTGTTGAGCAACTAACAAGGCCATGTTGTTGTTGATAGCTTCAATCAGTCCAGTTAGCGCGGAACTAGGCTCGGATATGCCGTCATCGTTCAGGTTAGTAAAGCCTTCCATGTTTGCGCTGTTGATTGTCATTGACGTCTTGCGAATATCATTAGAGGCGTTAAGCTCTGCAATCATACGCTTAGTTTCCTCTTGCAGTTTAGTTTTCCACTCATCCAACTGCATCTGTTGTTGTTTAAGCTCAAGCTCGGCAGCCTTCTGTGCATTGTCAGATTGAACCTTCATTGCATCAATCTCTTTTTGCGCTTCAATCATCTTCTCTTCAATAGATGGTTGTGGTGGAGGTGGAGGCGGGGCATCAGCAGGGTTAGTCCAGAACTCTTCTGGGTTTTTGAACCCAGCATTCTGCGTTAACTTAGCCAAAGCGTTGTATATTTTATCAGGCGAAGTAATGCCAATTTGTATAGCTTCCTTCTGCATCTGCAATATAGTGGTTAAGTGCATAAGCTGTTGGTCTTTATTGCCAGCACCTAAACCTACTGAGATAGATAAGTCTTTACGGTTCTTCCAGCCACGAGGTCAACCTCTACCCATTTGTTACGTAAGCGAATGACATCAGGCTTAGTATAGTTCATACGAACAAGACGATGCACAAGTAAGAACAAGTCTTTAACGCCTGTCTCAGCAAAGGTTCTTGCTACCAATTCAATGCGTTGCTGTGCCGCAGACATGATTTGCGCTACGCCTGAAGCTGTTTTATTTAGCGAGTTGGAGTCTAGCCCTTGGTTGTAAGCTGTAACGCCTGTGCGCTTCTCTTTCATCGAATCCATGTATTCGACTAGCGAGTAAGCAGTCGGCGGTAATGGTGGATGAGACAAAGGCATAATCGCTGACATTGGATCGCCTTGAGTTCTTACAATACCACCTGGACGTGATTGCAACATATCGTCAAGGTTTACACGGTCACTAATAGCGTATCTGCCGTTGTTGGCGAGATACATATTATCCAATTGACCACGAAGCAATGTGGACTTGATTAGTTGGATGTCCATCGTAAGGTCAGCGTATGAGCGACCAATGTGACGGTGCGGCATAACCATTGGGGTAATGGATGCAAAGGGAACTATCTCTGACTTTTCTTTATAGATAATCTCATTGCCGATAACAACATAACGCCAGCGCTCATTGTCCACTAGGATGTAAGTGTCTTTAACTAACAGCTCATCCATCTCGACAGCGCGGTCATACTCTTCTGAGTAAATGTCACGAGCATTAGATTCTTCATCCCAGCCTTGCGTTACATCGGACTGGAGTTCTTTGCCCTTTTGCTTTGATATGTTGAATGTTTCAGCAACAGCAGCGCGTTGCATATACTCACGGTGCTGAACAAAGCGTGACTTCTGTAAGCAAGTGCCAACTGTATCAACAGACACCAGCATGTTCTCTGGTGCTACGTTGCATATCTTAACTTCGCCGTTAATCTCTCTGACTTCAATCTTTACGTTGTGCAGCATAGGCTGTTGAATCATTGAAGGGTCAGCGCCTTGCATCATTGCTTGCTGCATTAACTCTTCCATGTTTACAGAAGGGTCAGGGTAAGACTCAATCTCTTTAATCTCAATCTTGTCATCTGAGGCCATCATCTGCAACTGAGCATCAGTTATGCCTTCATACTCTTCTTCTTCTACAGATTCATCTTCTTCGTAATAAACCTTAACATAACCGTTCTTGCTTAACAGCGCGTCCTTGAACCAAACATAGAACACTTCAAAGCCGTTGTTCTTTTCCATGACCACGTGATTGATGTAATCAGTCTCTTGCTCGGCTTCTTGCTGATCCTCTGCGCTTTTAGGTGAGAACTCAACAACCTTGTCACCAGACACAAACACCTTTAGCAACTGAGGCAGCGCAGACTCGATAGTATCTTGAACGTCATAGCTGACAACCTGTGACCTGCCTTCTATCTCATTGCCGAAAGGTTCGCCTAAGTAGAAGTCAATAGCACGTGCGCGTTGGTCTGACAGTTCGGAGTCATTAACGCCATAGGCGATGTTCTCCTCTTGCTCTATCTTGTATAGTATCTCTTCATCACGCATTTACAGTTCTCCTGCGCCCACGCTTAGGCTTCTCTGGTGCTTCGTTGACTTCAACCTTGCCCTTTAATTGCATTTCAATAGACGCGGCTTTAGATTGTAGTTCTGCGATGCGTTGCCTAATCCTGCCAAGTTGCTCTTCAAGTTTAATCATACGATTCCCATGTTTGTATATTTAATAGGCTTGCTGCTCATTGCGGGTTTATAGCCCATAGCAAAATATCTTGCAGCGTCAGCACAGTGAGATGACCAGTCGTGCTCTGGAGTATTACTGAATCCACCCAATCGCTCATTGGCTCGCCAGTGATAATAGCGAAGTGAATCAATCCCAGCTTTGCATTTGTCATAGTCAAAGAATATGCGAGGCAACATCATGCGTAATGCGTTGATGCCATCCTCTACCTTATGCTGCGGCACTACTTGAAAGTTAATGCCGAAGTTTCTAGCTATCTCTATTCTTGATGTGCCAGAGCCAAACTCTCTTACCTGTATATCGTGAGGGGCGTAGTGTGTGCCGTAGTTGTAACCTTTAGAACTAAGCACGCCAGCGTAATGCCCTAAACCTTCGCCACTGTTTTCGTAGTAGTCTATAGCGCGAATCTCATTGCCTATAATTTGCCAGAACCAAATAGCAGTAGAATCACCTACACCTAAGTCCCATGATGTATGAACTGGCAACATGCCGTCATAGTGAAACTTGCCTATCTGCTCGTCTTTAATATACTTGTTATAGATAGCGCCTTGAATCGCTGCGTCAAACGAACATTCAAACTCTTGCTGGTATTGGTCATCTGTCAATAGCTTTTTAGCGTCTGATAATTCAGCAGGGTCAATGATGTTAGTTTCACTAGCCTTTAACTCTTCGTAGAACCAGGCATCATCTTGCCTTGCATTCTCTCTTAAATCGTAGAACTCGTTATGTCCTTTAGGCGTGCCGATAAATACAGCCCAGCCCATACGATCAGATAATGCTGGCCTTAACACTGCGCCCCATATTCCAGACTTCCAGTCACCATACTCATCAAGTATTACACCATCAAAGTATTGACCGCGTAATGCGTCTGCATTGTCAGCGCCATATAACCTTATTCGTGCGCCATTGATTAACTCTACCCATAGCTCACTGGCATTCTTGTTTGTCATAATAGGATGAGCAAACTCTAGCAGGTAAGCCCATGCAACTGATTTAGCCTGTGATATGAATGGTGCTATGTAAGCGTATTGTGCTGCCTTCTTGTTCTCAGTGATAGCACGCTTAATGATGTCGTTGATACAGGCCACTGTCTTACCAGCTCTACGGTGAGCAACCATCAATGCCCAGCGTTGCTTTCTATTATGGAAAGGTTTGAACTGATTGCGTGGACTGTAAGGTAACTCTATGACTCTTGCTTCCACTTAACAACCATTTCTACGGGGTTTTCTGGGTCTCCGCTTATTTGAGCCTGCAATGGCAGAAGTTTTGCATACAGCGCAAAGAATTGGTTAGGGTTTTCAGTCGCCCATCGTTTCATAAACTCCGTGCCGCCTATTTCGTCAAACACAGAAACAACATTATCGCGAACAGTATTGCTAATCTTATTTGGAGTTCCTGCCTGCCTGCCACCAGTTTTTTGTCCTTTAGCCATCTAAAACCTCTACTTTAGATAAACGAAAGGTTAATATTTTCTTTGGCGGCTTCTGTTTTTAACCAGTCATCGCCATAAGTAACGTGAAATTCGTATAGCTTTTTTTTCATAGCCTTAACAAATTGTTCAAACCTGTCTTTATCGTAGGTGTGAGAAACTGAGCCAAGTTTAAATGTTGGTGCAACTTGAAAGCAAGCAGTTTTCCGCATCATAAAGAATATAAGCTTTGCAAAGGTTTTGTCTAAAGACTCTTTGTCTGTAATTGCATCGTCAGTTTGAACCCATGCTGGCGCGCCCTTGCCACCGTCTGTTTTGTTTGTAAGATTATGCCTGCCTATTTTCTTGATTAACTTTTTTTCATAATTGTATGCTGCATCTTCTTTTGTAAACCATTTAACAATATTTTTGATAATTTCAAGACCAGCAGCCCTAATCTCTCTTATTAGTTTGCATTTGGGATGATTGCTTCCAGCTTGAGCTTCTTTTTCGTGAGCATCAATCCTGTTACCCTTTCCTTTGCCAACATAAAATGGTTTGTTGTTTCTAGGGTCTAATAATGTGTAAACGTAGTATTGTTTATCTGCCATGATATGAGTCCTTTCGGTTGCTCACGGAGTTGATGTTATGTGCCTAGCATACTGGTGGAAGATGAACCAAGCAACCCTGATTGATTGCCGTAGCCTTGGCCTAAGAATCTACCTGCACCAAAGTTTCCGCTAAACATTGGATTGCCTTGAGCTTGTGTTGGC